CCCCCAAGTCTGCCGCCACAGCCAAGCGTGATGCCGCCCGACTTGCTTGCTCCACCACCTGAGTGGCCGTGATTTCATTATCCATCTCATTGGTTCCTCCTATCAGCCGCGAATAGACGGCCCACACGTTCTCGGGGCCATTCACAGGCGCGACCGGCTCATCAGTACGCGGTGGTTAAATTCGTCGTTCACACGCTCGTAGTAGTCAGGCGTACCGAAGCGGGCCACTGGCGTAGGCCAACCGCTGATCCATGTGTGGCGCTTCTCGTCCAGCGTCTGACGAATCTTTTCAATGCTCTCGTCTGAGAGTGAATTGAAGCCGCGCTGGTTGCCTGATTTGTTCATCGTGTTTCATCTTGCGGGCAGTACACGCCGCCGCACTCCTGGAAAATACGCTGGTGCTCGCTGATAGCGTCTAGCGCCAGATAAGCCGTGCCGAAGGCGGCAAAGGCAAGAAACAGCCCGGTGGCAAACATTTTCATTTCGCTTCTCCCATCAACTTGAATGCGTCACAGTAACGTATCTCAGCGTTAAGCACGAGCCACTGAACGGCGTCTGTGTAGTCAATCTCACCGCGTTTGATCCGGTCCTTGAGGATTTCAACATATGTCATGGCGCACCTCAAGTCGCGTAAATGGTGGCATGATCGAGACGAGCGATTTCCCGCAAATCCTCGGCGAAGCTGTCGCTCTGGAGATACTGGATCATCTCGATGGTTTTTTCCTTGTCGCCTTCCGCAACGATCATTGCCGCAGCCATTGTCCATAGCTGAGTATCGGTCAGCGTTTCCGCGACCTCAACGAGATGCTTGTCGCCACTGGCGAGAAGGTTGGCGCGGAAGGTGGAAAGTTCTTTATCATTCATCATTGTGATACGCTCCTGTTGGCGTTGTTGAAAAAGTTGGCAGGGCGCTTATTGCGCCGCTGCCTTTACTTGCTCAAATGCTTGTCTTGCCTTATCCCCCAAAATATCCACGACGATTTCTTCGCCGCGAGGGGTTGGAAGGATGCCCCGCTCCAGATCACGAGCCACGCTATCGCGGAAGCCGCCCTTACCATCTTCCAGTTCCGCCGCCAAAGCGACAACCGGAGCCATGCGCTTGAGGTGGTCCCGCTGCTCCTGCTCACGGCGCTGCTCTGCTAGTTCGAAATCGGTCAGCCCCCCGTTGCGGTCACGCTGCTCTTGGAACATGGCTTGACGGCGGGCCTCTTCCTTGGCCCAGCGGGCCTCGCGTTTGCGACGATTGACCTCGGCCTTCACTTTATTGATCAGGCCTTTGTCGCCGGTCTTGGATACACAGGTGGTCCCGACCTTGGAGATGATGCCATCAGCCGAGCGCACAATGCACTGGGTGCGGATGGCGGTGCCGCAATGAGCGCAACCCGTGCTGCCCTCATCGATCCCGATGAACGTGAACGGGGCTTTGCCCATGCCGCTCTCAGTGAATGCGTGTGTTACGTTGGTCATCTGTCGTCTCCGTTTGCGTTGTTGATATGTAAAATGTACCAGACTTTAAGATTAACGCAACAACAAAATGTACCGTCAATTAAAATAATTTGCTTCTCGCTCTAGGTCTTCTGGCGGAACTCCGAGGACGCGAGAAATCACTAAGATTGCGTGTTCGTAAAACGGCTCAAATTCTTTTTGATCCATGCTCTCAAAGTTTATTGATTTCGGTATTTTCCACGCGCCCTTTTTAGTCTGCACAACATCGTAATGGCCACCGGATATTTTAATGGCACCGAGAAGACCCTCTATCGTGGTCGGCTCATCCCCCGGCCAGTTGTCTATGGCGATCTTCAATAGGGCAAATAGCTTTTTATGGTGCTGTAGGTTGCGAGGGCGGCGAGGCTCGATCATTACGCCTTGGTTAAGTTTTGTCTTCCCTAGCCAGTTTAGCGCATCAGGGCAGTCAGGGACGAGGCATTCTGTCCCGTGGATCAGTGTCTTTTTCCAAAGCGTCTTGCTCATCGCTTTAGCTTTGCTCTGTGTGGCGACTTGGCGGCAAACTCTTCGGCCAACGCTTTCATGTCAATAAAATGCCGTTCTTCAAACGGCCTTTCCCCAACGCTGTGTTGTTCGGCGTGATGATCTTGGCACAGGCTAATGACCCAGCAGTCGTCTGGCTTCATACCCATACCGCCACCCGTTCCGGTCCTAACGTGAGCCGCTTCGACCGGTAGCTTGTTGCAGCCGGGAACGCAGCAATGATGCTCTCGGACCCATTTGAGATGGGCGGGGCATCGTATGCGTTTTTCTCTGGTCGGCGATGCGTCTTTTATTTTACGGGGTAGCAATATGGTTCCCTCCAAATAAATGCCGGGGTATTAATCCCGCCCCGGCTCGGGCGGTTTAGGGGTCAACGGCGGTTTAACAGAACTCGCCTTCGGCGCTTTCGCTATCCTCTCCCCTTGCCAATATCTAAAACGGAATTTCGTCGTCCAGATCGGGCGGCGGCTGGGTGCTGTTACCCTTGGCCTCGTTGTGGCTGTCCATAGGCTTTTGAGCGCCACCTTGCCCGTCCAGCATTACGAGAGAACCCCCAAAACCCTGCACGACAATCTCGGTGGTGTATTTCTCAACGCCTGAGTTGTCGGTCCATTTCCGCGTTTGAAGTTTACCTTCGATATAGACCTTGCTGCCTTTCTTCAGCCATTTCTCAGCGACGGATGCCACCCCCCCGTTCTGACCGTCCCATAGTGTGACACGGTGCCATTCGGTGCGTTCTTTCTTTTCGCCCGATTGCTTGTCCGTCCATCGCTCACTGGTGGCGACGGATAGGTTGGCGACCTTCCCACCGTTCTGTGTCGAGCGAACCTCGGGATCATTTCCAAGGTTGCCAACGATGATGACTTTATTGACGCTCATTTTATTCCCCTTTCAGAAGGCTGAGAGCATAGTCTCTTGTTTGCATGATGCTGTCCAAGGCCGCATCAAGGGTGGCCATGTATTTCTCGTTTGGTTCGATCTTGGCCGCAACGAGAGGGCATTTTGGGCAATAGAACACAAGGTCGCACCATGCCCGTCCAGCGACAAGCATCTGGCCCATGACTTGTGGGATGTACTTGTCATCGATCTGACGATCCTGTTCCCACTTGAGCAGAGCAGCCATGTACCCGTCAGGCTTGAGGCACTTAATCTCAATCATGCCATCGTCGCCGATCAGACCATCAGGCGAGCATCCCCTGCCTTTGTCGTCAGTGATGAACCCGACCTCTCGGACATCGACATCATAGACTAGGCCATATTGCGCTCTAGCCTCGTCCTCAAGTTCCTTACCGCGCTCCATCCATTCTGATTGGAAGAAGTCTCCACAGGTTTCCCCGGTAAAAATTTCGTATGCCAGCTTGCCCGCAAACTTTGTCGATTGCGTTGACAACTCGCCCTTCTTTGGCGTGACGGCTTTGTCGTATTCTGAGGCTGTCGGCACACCCAAACGTAGGGCGTACCACTCGTCACTGCGTTGCTCGACGTTATGAATTTTCATCTTGGCTCTCCACTGCTTTGACCTTTTGCTCAAGTTTATTCATGGCGTCAGCGAATTTGTCCATCGGCAGGTGGGACAAATCCTCAATGCCGTATGCTTTCAAGAAGCGGTCCTTGTTGGCTCCGGTGGCTTCGATCTTTTCTTCAAGCACCACCAGCAGACTGTCGCCGATCAATTTGCTCTCAGCCTCTGCTGCTTCAAGGTGAGGGTCTTCCTCTGCGGCAATACAGGCTAAAGCGCAAAGCGCAGTGCGTCGAGCCGAAGTGACGTTGGCCATCATCTTGATGGGGTTGTTGTTGTCGCCAGGGATGGGCGATCTGTTGGTCACCGATGCGCCACCAGTGTGCGTAAGGGTGGTGTCAAGTAACGTGATCCCACCATCAACCGTAACCGATTGCACAATCCCGATCCCGTTGGCCGAGAAGACTTTACGGACAGTGTTTGAGATTTCCGCAAGGTCAGCGTACTTCGACTTGAAGTGCGGGTTGGTGCGGTTGAACTGTGCGTTTTTAACCTCGGCCTGAGCTTTGGCGATGGCTGCGTTCATCGCCTTAGCTGCAAGCCACCGCTCTTTTTCGATATTAAAGTCACTCATGTTTCTTCTCCTTAATTGCTGTGAAGCGCGGCGGCGATGTCGGCAGGGACATCTGCGGCGCAGTGATATTGATGACGGTATGCGCGACCTTCCGAAGCCCAGCCTTCATGGGTCTTGTGGTATTTCAGCGTCTCGCGCATGTCGGAAACAAAAACCGGACGATCACCGCGAGAGCCAATTCGATCACGGAACACGACAACATCCCGACCGGCGAGAGTGTCCATTGTGACATTGACCACGATGATTTCCGGGCCTTTATGCCGAAGGGCATTTTTGATTGCTGCGTTCATTATGTTTACTCCTGTTTGCGTTGTTGATGTCTTGGAATGTACCGCAAGCATCAGGTGGGTGTCAAATGTTTTTGTACCACCAGCCCGTGCCTGTTTCGGTCACACATGACAGGGGCGCTTACTGCGCCGCTGCCTTTTCCCGAATAACTTCAAAATTGAAAGCCCCCTTGCGCTCCACTATCAACCGCACCGGGCCTTCGGTTGCGTTGAAAAGTTTCCGGGCCTCTTTAATAGCCTCGGATTTCGTCTGGCACCAAATCGGCTCGTCCGTATCCATGCCATTTTCGTCCCATCGGCAAACATCCCATGTGTCTCCGGTGCTACATACTGCAATTTCATGCAATTGGTTATCCATCTGTTTTCTCCGTTTGCGTTGTTGATGATGTAATGTACCAAAGGTTAAATAGCTTGTCCACAAAAAAATGTACCTTGGCAGAATTTTTTTTTCGGTGTACCAATCACTAATGAAAAACGAACCTTGGCATCCTCATGGCCACGCCATTGAGAAGGTCGGGTCAACGCTGGCGGTTGCGGCGTTGCTCGGCGTCATCCCACAGTACGTGAGCAAGTGGAAGCGGAGAGGCATCCCGACACACAGGCTGCGCGATTTTATTAAGGCGGCGAAGCGTGTCGGTGTGCGGCTTGATCTGGAGGAACTAAAACGTGCCAAGCAAGTACCGAAACAAAAAGACTGAGGTTGATGGCATCGTCTTCGACAGCAAGGCCGAGGCCAAGAGGTATCAGGAATTGAAACTCTTGGAACGGGCGGGGGTAATAACTCACCTTCAGTTACAGCCAGAATATAAATGCATCATCGACGGCAAGCTGGTCTGCAAGTACAGGGCAGACTTTCGATATATCGACCACGAAAGGCAATGCACTGTCGTTGAGGATGTGAAGGGATACAGGACTGACGTTTATCGGTTGAAGAAAAAACTGGTCGAGGCTCTGTACCCTGGGACAGTGATTGAGGAGATATCAAAATGAGCGAAATAGTTCTAAGCGCCGCAGAGATTATTCATGGCGCACAAGCTGGCGTGATGCGTCGAGTGAATAATATCAAAAACAATCGGCATCAAAAATATGGGGCTGATGCCTATGACGCCTGGACGATGGATATAGAGGGCGCACTTGGTGAGATGGCCCTCGCTAAATATCTCGGCGTATACTGGGAAGGCTATGGAATTAAGGCGGGATCAGACGTATCCGGCGATGATGTTCGCACCACTAAGTACAGCAATGGCAGATTGATTATGCACCCGGACGATCACGATGACCGGAGGTATTGGCTCGTCACGGGTCAGAGTGGAGCCTACAATATACGCGGCTGGATTATGGGATATGACGGCAAACACTCAGATTACTGGGAAGACCCGCAAGGAGGGAGGGCTGCTTATTTCGTACCCCAATCTCGCTTATACAAAAAGCCCCCGGCACTAGGCCGAGGGCTGAGTTACAGGGAGGAAACATCCAAGTGATGTATCGAGTGGGATGCTCGATCCTGGTATTGTTGCATAAAAAAGTTTGTACGCAACACAAAATTTTGATATAGAATTTTTGCGGCGAAAAAAGCATCGGCTCGCTACCGATGTCGGCTTCGCACTCTCAGCCCGTCGCCCCCTTTTTTTTGAGAGTGCATAGATGAGAGAGTGACATCATGACACCAGAGTTCCGTGACAGCGCCGAATACGCTTTGCAGAGATTGGTTCGCCAAGTCATCCGCAAAAACAAAAACCTTTCCGCCCACCAGCGAAACATCCTTATCGCAATCTGCAACGATTGGTTCTTTCATAAAAACGGTCCAAAAAAGCACATTCACCCCGGCAGAAAGCGACTTGCCAAAAAAGCCAACACCACGGTCATAACCGTCGCCAGAGCCTTAAAGCTATTTCGAGAGGCTGGTATTGTCCATGTTGTGGCAAGGCCAAGAGGCGAGGGCCAGAAGCCAACTCAATATGTTGTTGATGAAGTTGCTATCCTTAAATTCTGTGGCTGCGATATCCCCGAAACAGTGTCAGCGGCAATCATAGAATTCCCCCAAAATGATACACCACTTGTCCCGCCAAATGATACACCACTGGCGTATCAAAATGATACACAGTATAAGGGTGTAAACACCCACCGTTGCCAGAGTGAGGTTATTTGTTTTTCGGAGTATAACCGATGAACATGATCCGTACCGAGAAGACGCTTCGCCCTTACCAAGAGGATGCGATCAACAAACTCAGATCATCTTTTGGCACCGGCAATAAGAAGGTTGTGATGCAAGGCGCAACAGGTTTTGGGAAAACACTTGTAGCAGCAAAGATCATCCAAGGAGCCTTGGCTAAGGGGAACAGGGTAGCCTTTACCGCACCAGCGATCACTCTCATCGATCAGACCGTTAGCGCATTTGAGGCAGAGGGTATCTACGACATCGGCGTGATGCAGGCAAACCACCCGCGAACGAACATGATGGCAAAGGTTCAGGTCTGTTCTCTGCGAACACTGGCACGGCGTGATGGCATGCTGCCGCCTAGCCTGATCATCGTGGACGAGTGCCACATCCAAGACGAGATGATCCCGAAAATGATGGAGACGTATCCCGATGCATATTTCGTCGGCCTGAGCGCGACACCGTGGGCTAAGGGCATGGGGCTGCTTTGGGATGATCTGGTGGTGTCGGCTACGATTGGCGATCTGATTAAGCAGGGATACCTGTCAGAGTTTAGAGCGTTTGCTCCTAGCGTTCCCGATCTAACGGGCGTGAAAAAAATGGCCGGTGATTTCAACGAGAAGCAGTTGGAAGAGGTCATGCGGGATAAGAAGCTGGTCGGCGATGTTGTGCAGACATGGCTTGAGAAGGGCGAGAATAGGCCAACGCTGTGCTTCGGCGTGAACCGCGCCCATGCGGGTATGCTCAAGGGTGCCTTTGAGGCTCACGGCATTTCTGCGGCCTACTGTGACGCCTTCACAGACAGGATTGAGATGAAGGGGATTGAGCGGGACTTTCGCAATGGTGATGTCTCCGTGGTTTGCTCAGTACGCAAGATTACGACCGGCGTTGATTGGCCAGTTGGATGCATCATAGACGCGGCCCCCACGATGAGCGAGATGCTGCACGTTCAGAAGATCGGTCGAGGGCTGCGGGTAAACCCAGGCACCGAGGATTTGATTATTCTGGATCACGCCAGCAACAGCCTTCGCCTTGGTCTGGTAACGGATATCCACCATAGTGAGTTGGACGCTACACCGAAGGGAGAGAGGCAGCAGAAGACGACGAGCGAGAAGCTGCCGAAGCCTTGCAGCAAGTGCGGTGTTCTTCACACGGGCCTGATATGCCCAGCCTGCGGCCATGAGAAAAAGCCTGTGGCCGGGGTTGATGTCGAGGACGGAGAACTGCGCGAGGTCGGCGGGAAGGAGAAAAAGGATCGTTGGACTAAAGAGGATAAGCAGCGGTTCTGGTCGATGGCCTTGCATCTTGATGACAGCAGATCGAAGCACGGGAAGCTGGCGAAGGCGTTGTACAAGTCTCGGTTTGGCGTATGGCCGAAAGGCATAGAAGACGCCAGAATTGTACCGGATCAGGCTTTTATGAATTACGAAAAGTCCCGGCGGATAGCGTATGCGAAGAGGATGCAAAAAAATAGTTGACGGCAAAAATGTACCGCGCTACTATGCATCATCAACAACGCAAACGGGAGACGACAGATGATTAAGCAAAGCGGATTAACGGAATACACTGAAATGGTAATCGAGGAAGCCGGTCACGATCTTGCGGAGTTCGTCAACTGGGTCGCTAACGAGTGGAGCGACGGGTATTGCCAGTATCTTTGCACCGAAGCCGACATCGAAGTCGGTAAGCACATGCAGCACGCCAAGGACTTTTTGAACGATAACGCGACGGCGATCCTTGCAGATTACCGGAAACAGGCAGCGGCGCAATAAGCGCCCTGCCGGAAGGGGATAATGACATGACCAACACGAAACAAAGCCGGATCGGGCAACGTGGCGCGTCTAATCGACAGACGAATGATCTGCGATGCGCTATCTACGATTGGTCAAAAAAAACCGGGCGTGACAGCCGGGATTGGTGGAACGCGGCACAGGGTGACGGTTTGACCGCAGGGTGCGGACACAAGGTTGTAATGAAGTGGTTTAGGGAGCAGTTGGCGCGTTAAGCGCCCTGCCGTATGGGAGAGGCTTATGTTTCACACCAAGACAATCGACGCAGCCAAGGGTAAATGGAGAGGCATCCTAATGGCCCTTGGTGTGCCTGAGAAGTTCTTAGTGAACCGACACGGTCCTTGCCCCCTTTGTGCTGGTGAGGATCGCTTCCGTTGGGACAATAAGATGGGCAGCGGATCGTACATCTGCGGCCAGTGTGGCGCTGGTGATGGTATGGAATTGGCTAAGAAATTTACTGGTGAAGACTTCCTTATCGTCGCCAATAAGATTGACGCTATCATCGGCAACATAAAACCGGACGCAGACCATCACGTTGACACAGGGATGTCTGACGATGATCGACGGGCAATGCTTCGGGCTGCATACGCTGACAGCAAGCAAGCCGTGAAAGGTGATTTGGTCGATAGGTATCTGACTAGCCGGGGCTTACATAACGCGACATATCCGAAGGCGCTACGCTTTGCGCCGAGCCTCAAGGATGGTGGTGGAGGGCTTAAGCCTTGCATGCTGGCGATGGTTGTTGATGCAGAGGGCAAGCCTGTGACCATGCACCGCACGTTCTTGGCCGAGGATGGCTCTGGCAAGGCAACTATGCCATCTCCCCGTAAGATGATGCCAGGGGCGCTCCCTGATGGCGCTTGTGTACGCTTGACGGATGGCGATATACCAAAGCACATTGGGATTGCAGAGGGCATAGAGACAGCTATGGGCGCAACAGCTTATTTCGATATGCCTGTCTGGGCGTGTCTAAGCACAGCCCTAATGAAGAAATGGACCCCACCAGAGGGCGTTGAAGAGGTAACCATAATGGCCGATAATGATCTGAAGTTTGGCGGGCAAGCTGCCGCATACGAATTAGCGCATAAGTTGGCTGTGAAGGGTTTTAAGGTTGACGTTCAGGTGCCACCTATGCCTGGGACCGATTGGAATAACTACACCAAACGGAAAGTGGCATGAATAGATCGCTCACAACCATCAGTAAGGTTAAAACCCAATTCGGCACGATGTACGTCCAGATTGATAGGGATTTACAGGGCGCGGCTGTTGGCGGTAATATCTCATGGCACCGTAAAGAGCCGGATAGTCAGATCAGCTTGCTGATTGAAGAACTATCGGATGGATTAAGAAGGGCGTTAGAAGATGCCAGCGGGTAGACCAAGCAAATACACAAAAGCACTCGCAGATAAAATTTGTGCGCGTATTGCTCAGGGCGAAAGTCTTCGCAAAATTTGTGAGGACAAGGCGATGCCAAACATCGCATCAGTCATCAACTGGCGTCGAGAAAAGCCAGAATTTTTCGCACATTACACGAAAGCGCAAGAAGATCGCGCAGACCACTACGCTGATGAGATTGTTGAGATTGCCGACACGGCAGAAGATGCGGCTAAGGCTAGGCTCCAAGTTGACGCCCGTAAGTGGGTTGCGTCTAAGCTGAAATCCAAAGCTTATGGCGAGAAGGTGACGCAAGAACACACAGGCGGCGTCAGCATTCAGGTGGTAACTGGTGTCCCAAGAAACGATTAACCTTGGCTACGTCTCAAGGGAGCAGTTTGTCCCATACCATAAGCGAAAAGAACGGTGGGCCTGTATCGTCGCCCACCGTCGCGCTGGCAAGACCGTCGCTTGCATCAACGACCTAGTGGATGCTTGCCTTAGATGCACTGAGCACAATCCCCGCATGGCTTACATTACGCCGCTATATGCTCAGGCCAAGGATGTCGCGTGGGTTTACCTCAAGGAAGCAATAGCCCCGCTTATCGCTCACGGGGCAACCATTAACGAAGCTGAACTGCGTGTCGATCTGCCCAACGGTGGCAGGGTTCGTCTTTATGGTTCCGACAACTATGACCGGATGCGTGGTATTTACCTTGATGCTGTTGTTCTCGATGAGTATGGCGACATGGACCCAAGGGCGTGGCCAGAGGTCATCCGCCCTGCGCTATCAGACCGTAAGGGCAGCGCGACATTCATCGGAACGCCAAAGGGCGAGAACGCTTTCTTCGATCTATGGAACGAGGCACAGGACGATCCAGAATGGTTCACGCTTATGCTCAAGGCGTCAGAGACGGGGATTGTCGATGAGGAAGAACTGATAGCAGCCAGACGCCAGATGACAAATGACCAGTATCGGCAGGAATACGAATGCTCATTCTCAGCCAGCGTCATCGGTTCATATTACGGCAGCATGATTGAGGCGGCAGAAGAACAGGGCCGCATTACGTCAGTGCCGCACGAGGCTGAGTTACAAGTCAACACGGTATTCGACCTTGGCATATCTGATAGCACGGCGATCTGGGCCTACCAGCAAGTCGGCAAGGAAATACGGATCATCAACCATTACGAGGCGAGCGGTCACGGGCTGGCGCATTACGCTGAGAAGCTGACGCAGTGGCGAGATGAGTTAGGTTATAGGTATAATCGACACTGGTTTCCGCATGACGTTGAGGTGCGCGAACTTGGCACAGGTAAGACCCGAGTTGAAACCCTCAAGGAATTAGGTATCCCGGCGTCTGTTGTGCCAAAGCTGAGTGTGGACGATGGTATCAACGCCGTTAGGCGCATCCTGTCGCGGTGTTGGTTCGATAAGGACAAGTGTAAGGACGGGCTGAAAGCTTTAAGGCAATACCGGACGGAATACGACGATAAGCGCAAGACCTTCCGAAAGACGCCGCTACACGATTGGTCTAGCCATAGCGCCGATGCTTTCCGTTATTTGGCTGTGTCATTGAAAGAAAATAAGGTGACGAAGCCGCTGGTTTACTCCAACGCTGGTATCGTGTAATATGTCTTGACCCGCTGAGAAGCGGCATTGCCCATTGGTGGAATAGCACATGGCTGAAATGAAAGATCACGAACTCTTGGCAATGGTGCGGCGGGAAAGCCAAGCCGCGCAGTCTTATATCACTTCCGAGATTTCCCAAGACCGCGAAGATGCGATGGACCGCTATTTTGGGCGGGATTACGGCGACGAGCAAGCGGGCCGCTCCAAAGTTGTGATGCGTGATGTCCTGGAAACTATCGAGTGGGTTATGCCCTCTCTGCTTCGCATTTTTGTCTCTGGCGACGATATTGTTAGCTATGATCCAGAAGGGCCAGAAGATGAGCAATTTGCAGAACAAGCCACAGACCTCGCCAACGTAGTTTTCTATAAAGACAACAACGGTTTCTTAATCCTCCACACTTGGTTTAAGGACGCGCTCCTACAGAAGATGGGTGTTGTCAAATCTTTTTGGGACGAGAGCGAAGTAACCAAACGTGAAACTTACACCGACCTTGATGCTCAGACTTTCGTCGCCCTTGTGTCGCCCGATAACGTGGAGGTGGTCGAGCATACAGAGCGCACCCTTGACGGAGAAGAGTACCAAGAGCCGGAAGAAGAAGATGAAGACGGTTTAATCCTGTTTGATCGACCGCAGACAACACACGATGTTACGCTTATCAAGACGCAAGAAAAGCAGCGGATTGTTATTGAGAACATCCCTCCTGAAGAATTTTATATGTCGTATGACGCGGCAGACCCAGACAAGGCAAGGTTCCTAGAACATAAAGTCCAGAAGACCCGCAGCGACCTTATCAGCGACGGCTTTGATAAAAAGCTGGTAATGATGATCCCCGGTATGCACGAGGATGACGAGAACGGGGAAGCCCAGGCTCGTCACGGTTCTGCTATCACTGGCCGCGATGACGCAGCAGACCCGATGATGGAAGAGGTCGAGCTACACGAGAGTTACCTGTACGTTGACACTGATGGTGACGGCGTGGCCGAGTGGACCCGCGTGTTGTGGGGTGGCTCTATGATCTTGGAGCGCGACCAAGTGGATAAGCAACCGTTCTCGGTTGTCTGCCCCATCCTTATCCCCCACCGCGCCTATGGCTTGTCCCTGGCCGACTTGATTATGGATTTGACCCGCATCCGTACCGTTATTATGCGTCAGACGCTTGATAGCCTATATCTTGCGAACAACCCGGAGAGAGAAGTTGACGTTAATAAGATCGTTGATATGGATGATTTCCTCACGACTCGCTCGGGCGGAATTAAGCGTGTCGAACAAATTGGTGCGAGCCGCGAAATTGCACATCCTTTTGTCGCCAAAGAGAGTTTCGCAATGCTGGACGGGTTGGATGCGCTAGAGACTAAGCGCACTGGCGTCTCTGATATGGCGATGGCGGTTGATGCTGAAATCCTCCAGAACCAAACTGCTACTGCATCCAACAACGGCATGGCTGTGAAGAACCAGCGTGTCGAAATGATTGCCCGCATCTTTGCGGAGACGGGCGTTAAACACCTATTCCGTCGCATTCTCCATTTACTCGTTGAGAACCAGACTAAAGAGCGTGTTGTCCGCATCCGCAATGAGTGGGTGCCTATGAACACAAACGGCTGGAACCCTGAGATGGATGTCAGCATCAATGTTGGCCTTGGGCATGGCTCCCGTGACCAGCAGATGATGTTCTTAAACGGGCTTTTACAAATCCAGAAAGACCTCATCCAATCGCCACAGATGCGGATGGTCAGACCTAAACACGTTTACAATACGGTTGAACAGTTGACGCGGAATATCGGGTATAAAAACCCCGACAAGTTCTTTGACGACCCTGGCGACCAGCCGATTGAGATGCCGCAACCTGGGCCTGATCCGAATGAGATGATGATCCGGGCGCAGATGCAAATTGAGCAACTAAAGGCGCAAGTTGCTATGCAGAGGGCACAGCTAGATAACGAGAACACCGACAACAAGCTGCGTCTATCGCACCACGAGGCAATGCAGAAGTTGGAACTCGAAAGCGAGCGGCTTGAGATTGAGCGCGAGAAGATTGCCGCCAGTATGCAAGAGGTGGCCGCTAAAATTAGAAGCGACGAGGCGAAGGCGGCAGCGCAGCTTGAGGCTAACGCGCAGAAAGTTCTATCGGAGAAAGAAGAAAAAGAGCGGGACCGCGAGTCGAACGCTATGGAAAGGGAACGTGAACGTGCGGCGCAGATTGAGGCTGCTAGGTCTAGAACATCTCGCAGCGTTAGCGTCGAGCGTAACGAAGACGGCTCTTTAAGCGGGAGCATTGATTAGTGGTTGAACAGGTTAAAGAGAGTTTCATTCCTGTTGCTGGAACGCAAACAAACCTAGAGACTATTGAAGTCACCAATGATCGCGGCGAAAAAGTCCACCGCGAAGCCGTTTTTATGGGCGGCTAACGGTGCATTGACCATGGGGCTTCTTAACGACACACCAGCGCAGGGGCTTTTGTCTGAGATGAACCGCACTGACGCGATGCGTCGGGCGAGGCACCGCTCATTCCAACAGACTGGCGGGACGCCTTGGGTTGATATTGCGAACGGCGTCTTAGGCATGATTGCGGAGCCTATTGAGGCAATGAAGGCTGATGCAATGGCGCAGTATTACGGGATGCCATCAACAGGGGAAATCCCGAAAAACATTATCCAAGGTATTGGGGGTGCTGGTTTAAGCGCGGGGGCTTTGGGGCTTCGCCTCATGCCGCGTGGGGCGTTGGCGGCTAACGTGTGGCAGGGTTCGCCGCACAAGTATGGCCCTGAAGGTGCGCGTGAATCGCTCAAGCATATCGGCAAGGGCGAAGGCGCTCAGGCTTACGGTTGGGGCCGGTATGATGCGGGGGCGCAGAGTGTCGGGGAACAGTATAAGCGCGCTCTACAGCGGGGTTTCGAAACAGCCGACGAGGCCGCTGGATTGTATCTAAAGGAAATGGGCGGGGACCGGCTATCTGCACTTGCTGCAATGAAAGACCACGCTCGCGGCGGATTAGGGTATTCTGCAAAGGAAAACGCAGCATTGCGAGATGGGATTAAACTCCTAGAGAGCGGGGCGGATGTACCTGATGTGGAATTGGGCTACCTCTACAAGCACGACCTCCCTGACGAGGACATAGCGCGTTATATGGATTGGGATGCGCCGTTGAGTGAGCAGCCGGAGAGTGTGCAGATTGCTTTAGGGTTAAAGCGGGACGCTGCCCGTGATGCTCAGATCAATAAACGCCTGAACGAGATTGACGCTGAAATGAAAGCGAACGCACCAAAGGGCGACACATACGACGATCTTTTTGGTGATAATGGCGGTGATATTGATTGGGCGGCATTGCAGATGGAAAAGTCTGCGCTTGAGCGAGAGATAAATAATCAATCTGTTTTTGACGTTCTGGGTAATGTCAGTCCTGACCAAGTAACGGGTCGGTGGCTTTACGAAGAATTGATGAACAGGAATGGTGCTATTGATTGGCCTTTAGACGCCACGGCAGACATGAGGGCGGCAGCAAGAGGCTCTAGTAGACAAGCCGCCTCCGAAGCCCTCGCCCGCGCTGGCATCCCCGGCCTTAAATACTATGACGGATCAAGCAGAACGGCAGCATCCCCGAAGGTTGTTAAGGCAGATGACGGGTATGATGTTTTTTGGGGAAATGACCCGCGCCCCGTTGATAGGTTTAAGACTAAAGCGGAAGCCGAAGCGGTGGCGGCGGAAATTGATGGCAGAACCCGAAACTACGTCACCTGGGACCAAGACGTTCTGAACCGCATGAAGTTGCTGGAGCGGAACGGTGAGCCTATGGGACTTTTGGATACAGTGGAATGACGGTGCATTGACATGGGACTGCTTAACGACACACCAGCGCAGGAATTGCTTGCGGAGCGTAACCGTTTCGATGTGAGGCGTCGGGCGAGGCACCGCTCATTTCAGCAGACGGGTGGCACACCATGGGTTGATATTGTCAATGGCGTTTTAGGCATGATTGCGGAACCTATCGAAGCAATGAAGTCTGACGCAATGGGTCAGTATTACGGTGAGCCTTCCTCGGGTGAAGTCACGAAGAACTTGATTGCGAATATTGGTGGCACAGGTCTGGCCGCTATGTCCGGCCTACGGATGATGCCTGAAGGGATTTTGGGCGCAAATGTTGGTGGTAAGATTGCTCCAGCAAAAATCGGCCAAGGTAAGAGTTTTTTAGATGATGAAGTGGCGCTAGGGTTTGATGATGCCGTCAGGGCGCGGCGTAATTATTTTGATGAACAGAGCCGCATCTCAAGAGAGGCTTTAGAGAAAGCCGAAGACCCGTCAAACAAAAGAGTGGTTGGCACGAAGCCTTCGTATGGCGGCACTTTCGGTGGCGATAAAGTTATCCCGCTTGAGCGGCAACGCGCATATGACGCTGGGCTTGTGACGGAAGCGCACCCTAAAGCGGCTGACTTCATACAAAACACGCTTCCGGTTGAGGCGTTTGAGGGGCGAAGATTTGTCGCTCTCCCTGGCGATCAAACAGATGTCGCGCAAATTAAGCGGGTGATGGGGAAGGATGTTGACGAAGAAAACCTTGGCGGGTCACTCAATTCGCTGTTCGGGGAGGGCTGGCAATCGGGTCGCGTTAAGATGAACCCCTTGGCAAAGGTTGTTGAAAAGTTTGACGATGAAGAAGTTTTAGGTTCGTTTTTGACGATGGGCGGGGCATCAAGTGACTTTCAGCCAGTGACATCGCGTCTGCTTTCTGCTGTTGCAGACCCAGAGGCAATTTCAAAAGAAGGCGCGGCGGTCATTGATAAACTTGTGAGGTTAAACAAAAACGCAAAAGGCGAGCTAAAATTTGCAGGGTATCCGGGGGTTAAGTCTTCTGAATTTGCGCCTTGGCTTCTTGGCCTGTCAAATACAAAAAGATCAGGGTTTTTGAAGGCTCTTACAAAATTTCCAGCGGCGCTTAAGGATGAAGTGCCAACAGGCATGGCACCATATGAGTTGATACCGGGATTTGACATCCCCGCTGTGCGTCACGCAATTACTCGTCCAGAGATGAGAAATAAGATACTGCATCCGAGTGACCCGTCGCTTGGAGACGTTAACTTCTTCCAGCAGGGCGGAAAATTGCGAAAATCTTCCGAAATAGGGACGCCACATGATGCGTTTGACCTTGCCCTCCCCGGTGGCAGAGAGGGAGAGTTTGAGAAGTCGTTTGAATATCCTATGAGCCTGTTGTTTGATGACTATATAGCCGATAGGCGTGCAGTCGGGTCCACAGGAAATGATTTCAGCCCGCTATTTATGAATATGCTTAATGTTGATGAGCCTGTTTCAGTCATGACACCAGAGAAAGTGGAGCGATTTAAACGGTACGAAAAGATTTGGAATGAGCGTTAACGCATGATCCCAAGCACATCAGCGACTTCAAACAAAAAATCTTTTATTTCTTGTTCGCTTTTCGCGTCAACGGTTATGCCAGCCCATAGTGGCGGCACGATTTCGGCGAACCATTCTTCGCGCTCGTCCTGTCCCATCTCGTCGAATTTTGCCATTTTATCTCTCCCTAAATTGACGGTACATTGTATAGAGTTGACGGCATAGACGCAAGTAAATCCTTGTGTTACATTATATCGGAAAGGTTCGATTATGGCTTACAGTTGGCAATCAAGACAGGTAGCGCAGCCGTTGCTAGGTAATACGTCGCTTGACGTTGCGCCTAATGCTGCTATTGGCAACCCGTATATCCCAGTGGATTATCTGTCTAGCTACCTGGACAGAAACAATGCCTTTCGCATCCCGCAGCGCGATTATCAGCAATGGTATTTGCAGAACGATGAGCCAGAAGCCCCGAAGAAGGGCTTGGAACGTGGGCTGCTAGGGAACGAGGATGTATTTGGAAAGAGGGAGGACGACCGTGGACGGGATGATTACGCTGATCCGAATGCTGATCGAGTTACTGTAGGCTACGACGATATGCCTGGGTTCATCGCTGACCCGCTACAGGCATTTGATGAAAGTCTGGTTGGGCTTTCCACGAACATTAATAACGGGCTGGCCGATGCCTTTGACAATCCGTTTGGCGGGATTAAAGACGCTATCGAAGACCCTGTTGGGACTTATGCATCACTCGATCCTTCTACAAAACTTTCTGCCGCTAGCTTACTCGGCTCATCCCTCACAGGAATGCCGGGTGTCGGGCTAATTGCAGAGGGCGTTCTTGGTGCTGTTGACCCTGATGTTCCGGGTCAAGTCACCACGGGGTCAATTCTTGGGCAGTTAGCTGGTTTCGGTCTGCTTGGTCTTCCTGGCATGATTGCGGGTGGGTATTTAGGGCGGAATATGGGGGCGTCTAACGCCATGCAAGACACCCTTGGTATGGTTGGCCCTAACGCTCCGGGCTGGGGCGGCGGCTGGAGAGGTGCGCTAGGCTTGGATAGCGTAGCCGACCAGATGGAGAATTATTACAGCCAAAACAAGGCTTGGAGCGACTTTGACGCCAAGAATGATCTAGGCCGAAGTGGGTTTGACGCCATGAGTGTGGATGTTGGTGGCTATGACCCAGGCATCGACGCCCAAGGTCAGGCGACGGGCCAGGATGATGGGTACGGAGTTAGCGACTCTGACGCGAATGACGACAAGATTGTTTGTACGGCCATGAACGAGCGTTATGGCTTCGGCTCATTCCGAAATGCTATTTGGCTTGAGTATGGGCGAAAGATGGCCCCTGAGTATCAAAAGGGATATCACGCTATATTCCGACCACTTCTCAAAGTGAAGGCGTTGCAGCCAATCCTCGAGCATATTGCGCGTCATCGCACAGCAGATATTTGGAAGCAGAAGAGAGGGAAGCGTTCCCCTCTCGGGGCAGCGTATCGCGCTGTTTTGGAGCCGCTTTGCTATATGGTAGGAAAATACATTGCCAAATAACAAAGAAATAAAATTACGCGAAGAAATCCAGGCTAGCGTCGAGGCCCAACGCATATTGGCTTCGGCTGAGTTCTCTGATATTATGAAAAAATTAGAGGGGCTTTATCTTGACACGGCTTTAGCCCTTCCAGTTGAAGACGATCTTGGTCGCTTCCGGTACTTGGAGGGGATTAAGGTTATAAAAATGGTATCCCGCCACCTCGGCAAAATTGCAGAGAGCGGGAAACTGTCGAAGGCGGACCTGAAACGGTTAGAGGATGGTCAGCTTAATTAAACGGAGCGTCGAGAGACGCCCTTAACCCAGCGCCCCTTCGGGGGCCAGATGGAGACTTAAAATGAGCAATAACCCGCAAGGGACTGCCCATGAAGGGCCGCTAACAAACGATCAGGCGGCTGCACTGCTTGTTGGTTCGATGGAGGACAGCAAAAACGCTGCACCCGTCAACGAACCTGATAGCGAAATTGTTGAGGACGAAGAACAGTCCTCCTTCACCGGAATCGAAGATGCAGATGACACGGCAGAGGTTGCCGCTGATGACGATGATGGGGAAGAGTATGAAGCCGCTGAAAGCGATGAAGACGGCGACGAGGCATTTGTCATCGAAGTAAACGGTGAGCAAATTACCCTTGACGAAGTTGAGAAGTCTTATTTTCGGCAGCAAGATTACACCAAGAAGACGCAAGAACTAGCTGCACAGCGAAAGGCTATGGAGCAAGAGGCGGCGTCTATCGCAGCGGAGAGACAGCACTTAAAGCAAATGCTGGACGCTCTTAGCAACCAACAGGCCCAGGAAGAAAATATCGACTGGGTTAAGTTAGCGGAAGAAGACCCGCTTGAATATACCCGCCAACGGGCGATCTATGACGCGACGGCAGCGCAGCGACAAGCTGTAGAGGCAGAGCGGCAGCGCATTGCTCAGTTGGAACAGCAGCAATACCAGCAGCAGATGGTTCAGTATGCCCAAGAGCAAGCTGAACGCATCAAGGAAGTGATCCCTGAGTTTGCTAGCAAGGAGACTGCGCCAACGTACAAGGCCAACTTGGTCAAGTACATGGAGGGTATCGGCTACTCGAAAGAAGAACTGAACCAACTTTATGACCACCGTGCGGTTGTTATCGCGGACAAGGCTCGTAAGTATGACGAGTTGATGTCCAAAGATAAGGTCGCTGCCAAAAAGGTCAAAGGTAAGGCAAAGGTTCTTCGCCCCGGCAAGCCGAAGACTAGCAAAATGGTTGCCCAGAACAACGTCCAGAAGCAAAGGGCTAAACTCCGCAAATCAGGTTCGCCCAATGATGCAGTTGCATTGCTCATGGGTAATTGAAACGCTCATTTTAGGAGTTTGAAAAATGGCACAGCCAAGCAACACGTTCTCGTCGTATGACGCGATTGGGAACCGAGAAGACCTCGCAGACGTTATCTATGACGTTTCCCCGTGGGAGACGCCGTTCATGTCGAAAATGCCGAAAGTTTCGGCTACCGCTACTCTGCACGAGTGGCAAACGGACGCTTTGGCATCGCCGAGCGGTTCCAACTGGGTCATCGAAGGTGACGATGCAACGACTGACGCATCGACGGCTTCTGTTCGCCTGACCAACTACTGCGGTATTTCTGATAAAGTGGCTCGTGTCACTGGCACCCAGGAAGCCGTGGACAAAGCTGGCCGTTCCTCGGAAATGGCTCACCAGATGGTCAAGCGTGGCCGCGAGTTGAAGACGGACATCGAAACGGCGATGTTTGCCAACAACGCTAAAGTGGCTGGCACGGACACCCTCGCTCGTGAGGTTGGCGGTATCGAAGCATGGCTTGATACCAACACCTCTGCTGGCTCGGGCGGTTCTGACGGTTCGCTCGGTTCCACGGCTCGCGGCGATGGTACGCAGCGCGCTTTCACCGAAAGCCTTCTGTTGGACGTTCACCAACTTGCGTGGGATAACGGCGGCATGCCTGACACCCTGTACGTTGGCCCGTTCAACAAGCGTGTGGCTTCCGGCTTCACGGGCGTTGCAACGAAGTTCAAAGACGTTGACGATAAGAAGATCATCGCATCTGCTGACATTTACGTTTCTGACTTCGGTGAGTTGCAAATCGTCCCGTCGCGTCACTGCCGCGCACGTTCCGCTTACTTGATCGACCACGACCACGTTGCGATGGCTGCGCTCCGCAACATGGAGACGGTTGACCTTGCGAAGACGGGCGATAGCGAGCGTAAGCAGATCATCTGCGAATGGACGCTGGAAGTACGCAACGAGAAAGCCCACGGCATCGTTGCTGACCTCACCACCTCGTAATCTGACTGAGGGGAAGGCTTCGGCCTTCCCCAACGTCTCTGACTAGGAGATAAAAAAATGTCAGATATTCTATCAATCGACCACACTACGCTGACGGTCACTGAGACTGATGTTTCCACGGCTGGCAGCGTCTGGGTTGTTTCCCCGACTGACGGTAAAATCGTCTACTTTGCTTCTGTCATTGATGGCGCTATCGCTACCGCTAACGCCGCTATCACGATGGAAATTGGTGGAACTGCTGTCACGGGCGCGGCCTTGACCATCACTCACGCCAGTTCGGCTGCTGGTGACGTAGACAGCGCGGTCCCAACCGCACTGAACCACGTTACCAAAGGTCAGGCTATTGAAATCATCACGGACGGCGCATCGGCCAATACGGTTTCTGCGACCTATACCGTAGTGATTAAACACTCGACCAACTAAGGAAGCGGGGCTTCGGCCCCCTTCTTTTTTTAGGAGATTTTGAATGCCCCCGAAAAAGTCTCAAGCCCAAGAAGCCCCGGCAGAGACGCAGATTGTGTTGATCCTCGTCCCTAACGTCTGGGCTGTCGATGTTAAGTGGCGTCTGCATGACGTTGTTGAGTTGCCTAGCGATCAGGCTGAACTTCTAATTTTGAACAAACAAGCCAAGGCGACGAAAGACGATGTTACGCACGTTAAGGGCGAGCAAGGCCAGCGAGTAGCATTGTAATGAAGTCAGAGAAGGTCACATCGTCGCACGGGATTGACACATACTTTCATTTAGACGGTGACAGGTTGATCGTTGAGAACCGTTTTGACGCTCAACCGATACTGGATGCGGCCAAGGAGGAGTCAAACCACGGCAACGGGGGTTGGACTGAAAGCCGTAATATGAAAAAGGTGGCGACGGTCCCGCTCGCCCTGTTGCACTTGTGGGACAGCATGGGGATTAGCCCCAAGAAAGACCCGAAGGCGTTTAGGGCGAAGCTGAATGACGCTGAGTTGAGATATTTTCGCACCGATGGAGGTAGCAGACTATGAGCGCACAACAAGAGTTTGAACTATTCCCCGGTGGGGCGCTCGGCACGATTGGCGGCGGCGCAACGCCGACAGTAACCTTCACGATCAAAGGTGTTAAAAAGTAATGCGTCGAGTTGCTGTCATAGGCTGCGGTGGCGGAATGATGGATATCCCCGCTGGGTTTGAGCGGTGGGGTTTGCCGTGGAGCGGTGACAGCAGTTACGACCTTTATTTTGAGATGCACGGCAAGGAAGACCCAAGAATAGATGATGCCTACAGGCGAAACCTCAAGGATTTAGAGGTTCCTATCCTGGTTCGGGAAAAGTTTGATGATGTGCCAAATTCAGAAGAATACCCACAAGGCGCAGTCGATGGTGTCGGCGGATATATTGAGAGTAGCATCGGGTATATTTTGGCGTATGCAATTCATGAGGGGGTTGACGAAATTTTCATTTGCGGCGTTGGCGCACCTTTCGATCATCATTATCACTATCAAAGAGGGAATATCGAATATCTAACCGGGCTTGCTAGAGGCAAAGGTATTACTGTTAACGTGCATGAAGACAGTGAGTTATTAAGTTCATGCTGGCCCGCTGGAATTTATGGGTTCAAGATACCAGAAGATTATAAAGGACCGCGACCGTGGCAATAACAACATATTCAGAATTGCAGACAGCAGCAGCGAATTGGCTACGGAGAGACGGCGACACAGATTATGTCTCCCGCGTTCCTGAGTTGATTTCTTTGGCAGAGGCGCAATTCAACCGCGACATCCGCCACCGCCGCATGGAAGCGACCACAGACTTGACGCTAACAGCATCGGTCAAGACTGTCGCGCTGCCGACTGATTATGTCGAGGCTCGTGCTGCTGTGTTGCAGTCTGACCCGCTTGTTGTTTTGACGTATGTGACACCAGTTCAGCTTGACACAAATTGGGCATCTTCTTCGACGGGCAAGCCAACAGAGTACACGATTGTAGGCAGTAATATGAAGGTCGGCCAAGCGCCTGATAGCGCGTATACCGTTGAGTTGACGTATTATCAAAAAATCCCTGCGCTTTCTGACAGTCAGACATATAATTGGCTGCTTACGAACCACCCGGATATGTATCTTTACGGGACGCTTCTTCAGGCAATGCCGTATATGAGCGATGACGAGCGTATCCCTGTGTGGGCTGCATATTATGAACGCGCAAGGGAAGGTTTAAAGAATGACGATGCTCGGTCTGCCTATAACGGCGGGCCGCTTTACAGCCGCGTTAATGTTTTCACTGGATAAGCCATGCTATTTGAAAACGGTGAGTTCCTTCCTGACCAGCCTGACCTCGGGAACCCTGGCAGCACGGTTGCAAAGAACGTGTACCCAGCCCCGAGGGGCTTTTTGCCGTTTGGGAGCCTGACAGCTTTAGGCCCAGCTATGGCTACTCGTCCACTCGGCGGGACTTCTGAAACCACATTATCGGGTTTTAGCAAGGTTTACGCTGGAACCGCGTCGAAGCTGTATAGCCTTAGTAACGCGACAACTGCCGACCTAACTCGCTCTAATCTAATCCTCCAGAGTGCAGATATTTCTACCACATGGACAAACACTAATTCGACTGACACCACTAACGGCGACACCGCGCCTGACGGCACCACAACTGCTGATACGCTGACAGAGGACGCGACGGCTTCTGACGAGCACGCTATTTATCAGGACGTAACCATTACGGCGGCAGAGTACACCTTATCTGTCCACGTTAAAGAGCCGTCCACAAACTCTCGCAGATATGTGACGCTAGAGATATCCGACAGCACAGACGCCGCTAAGTATGGCCGCGCCACATTTGACATCCAGGGCGGGATTATATCTGCGGGTGCCTCTTCTGCCACTTTCACGGGGGCGTCAGCGACGATCACGGCCTTGGCCAGTGGGTGGTATCGTATATCGGTCACTGTTACGTCTACCGTGACAACCGGACGCATGAGCCTATACCTGAATGATGATGGCACGGACGGTGGCATCACCTACAATGGCGACGGCGCTTCTAAGATGATCGTCTGGGGCTTTATGCTTGAAGCAGGCGACACCGTTGGCACATATCAGGGTACAACGACAACGGCTGCTGGGGCATACTCGACAGGCACGTTCTGGGACTTTGATGCCTACGGCGACCTCATCATTGGGACAAATTACGTCGATAACCCGCAATATGCGGACATGTCTACTGGTGGGCGCTTTGCCGATCTAATGACGGACTTTAAGGCTCGCACTGTCGCGACGATCCGGGATTTCCTTGTTTTTGGGGCTACGACAGACAGCACGGACGGGGCTAAACCGGAGCGGATCAGATGGAGTGCATTAGGTGATATCAAGGACTACACGATCAGCGCCACAACGCAATCTGACTTTCAGGACACCCCTGGTGGCGGTGCTGTTAAGCGTATATTCGGTGGCGAGTATGGCGTTGCTTTGTTTGACCATGCTATTTATCGGATTAACTATGTGGGCAGTCCAAATGTTTTCCAGTTTGACGAGATTGAAACTGAACGTGGCCTGTACGCTAGTGGCGCGGCGGCACAAAACGGCAGCATAATCTACTACCTAGATTCTGACGGGTTTTATGCTTTTGACGGTAGCCGTAGCCAGCCTATAGGCAATGAGCGGGTTGATAGGTGGTTTTGGTCAGAGTTCGACGCAACGTATCAAGATAGAATTAGCTGCGCCATTGACCACGACAGAAAAAGCGTGTGCTGGTCTTTCCCGGCACAGGTCAACACAAGTGGCAAGCCTAATCGGATTTTAATCTTTAACTTTGAGGTAAATCGTTGGTCTTACGCAGAGATTGACCACGACATGATTATTCCGCTTAACTCCTCGGCCTTCACGCTTGAAGATTTGGACAACCTATACAGCGATGTCGAGGATGCTCCGGTAAGCATGGACGCGAGGATTTATTTTGAGGGGTCACAGGTTCTTGGCGTGTTCGATAGTTTCACATTGAACGCGAATGTAGGCGAACCACTGACTGCTGTTATAGAGAGCATGGAAAAGCAGCCCGTGGCAGACCGTAGGGCGCACATGACTGAGGTATGGCCGCTTAATGATGGTGCCACCACAAGCGTCGAGGTCGGTGTTCGCAATAGACAGGCGGATAGCTATTCGTGGTCTAGCCCTGTCACTGTGAATGCAACTGGATTTTGCCCAGTAAACGCAGAGGGCCGATATTTTCGCCTTCGCCAGACGTTGACGGGCAACTGGACAATCAGCCAGGGCGCGAACACCAAAGTTAAGGGTAGGGGGCGCTTCTAGTGTATCTAACAGTATCCCCAAATGAAGAAAGCCAGCGGAAGCAGAATAACGTCCTGCGGGGCGTGATGGACGGGAAGACCAACAACACGGGGTCTTTCACGTTGACGGCAAGCGTGGCATCAACAGCGGTGACGGACTTGCGAGTTGGCGCGGATAGCGTTATACTCGTCTCACCAACAACCGCCAATGCTGCGACGGAATGGGCATCGGGTGGAATGTATATTTCATCCGTTGGTAAAGATACGTTCACGGTCACACACGCGAACAACGCACAGACCGACAGGACGTTCAATTACGCAGTGATAGGATAGGCGGTTATCATGGGTTTTTTAAGCGGATTATTTGGAGGCGGTTCTAGCAGCCCAACTTACCAGACAACCACGGTTTCAGAGGACCCGTGGGGGCCGCAGCAAGAGCATCTAAAGAACATCTTCTCAGGCGCACAGCAAGCGTATGAGAGCGACAGCCCCTCTTATTTCCCCGATAGCACGGTTGTTGGGTTCTCCCCGCAGACAGAAGCGGCGCTTTCTGGCATCGAAAACCGCGCCTTGCAGGGGTCTGCATTGCAGAACGCTGGCCAGCAACAGGCGCTTAATACTATCCAAGGCAATTACCTAAACGCCAATCCGTTTTTAGCTGGCGCGTATCAAGCAGCTTCCGCCCCGGTCATTGAACAGTGGCAAAACCAGATCGCCCCCGGCATTGATAGTTCATTTGCTGGCGCGGGGCGGCTAGGCTCTGGCCTTTACGCGCAGCAGCGCAATCAGGCAGAGACAACGCTGGGCCGTAATCTTACCGATATGTCGAGCAAGATGGCTTATGCGAACTATCAGCAAGAGCGTCAGAACCAGCTTGATATGGCTAAACAGGCTGGCGCGATGGCACAGCAAGATTACGGCGATCTAAACAAGCTAATGGCTGTTGGTGGCGCTAGGGAGGGCATGGAGCAAGCGCAGCTTCAAGACCAGATCAACCGCTACAATTTTGAGCAAAACCGCCCGTGGGATCAACTGGCGCGGTATTCTTCGCTTATCGGCGGTCAATACGGCGGTCAGTCTTCTACCGCAACACCACTTTATTCTAACCCAGGCGCTAACTTCCTCGGCGGCGCATTGGGCGGTGCTCAGATTGCCAACCTCGCAGGGTTTGACGGTATGACCGGGGCCATCGGTGGTGGTCTTCTAGGATTGTTGGGGTAAGAAATGGCAAAGGCACCTACATTTTACCCGAATAACCCTTACGGGACTAATTTTCTAAATAACTTTGCAATGCCAGCGACACAGCAGGGCGGCTACATTAACCCAGCGATGTCGGCAATGGGCGGCGCTGCACAGGCTATTGCGCCTATGACGGGCTACACGAAGACCCCAACAAGCATGGGTCAAGTCTTGGCGGCTCTAGGCGGCGGCGCTATGCAAGGCCAAAATCAGGCTACGCAGCAGAACCTATCCATGCAGCAAATCCAGCAGAAGATGCAAGACGCCCAGATAGCGCGAGATATGGCTGCGGCGCAATCCAAAGCGTTGCAGAATATGGCTGTGAAGATGAACCTTCCTCTCGGCACCCCGCAAGAGGTTATTCTTGAGAGAATGAAGGCATCCCAGGCGGCAGGCAAGTTTGGCGAACCTAAAAGGGTTGTTAATCCTGATAGTTCGACAGGCTATTCGCTAATGCAAATTGCACAGGACGGCACGACGAGAATAGTGGGAGAGGCTGCGCCACCAACGCCGCAATTTGATCCAAACGAGGCCAAGAACAAAGGCCGATATGCGGCTGCGTTTGGCAGATACGAAGAAGCTATGTCGCAAGTGAATAGTGCGGATAAAATCGTTGGCGACGTTCGTCAAATGATGGACCTTGTTAATAGAGTTGACACTGGCACGTTTGCTGAAACGCGGCTTGGTTTGCAGAAAATGCTCGCTGCGGCTGGCGTGGATGTAGATATGTCTGCAATCGCTGATGCAGAGGCGCTGCGATCTAAGGGCATGGACTTTATCTTGCAGCGCATTTCTCAGACGAAGGGGGCCATCTCCGAGAAAGAAATGGCTGCATTTGAAGCCGCGTCAGCAGGCATTAAGAACACGCCAGAAGGCAACCGGATGATCCTTGAATTGGCTCGCAAGGTTGCCTTGCGTCAACGGGCAGAGGCGCAGGCTGTTCGAGAGGCGTATACTGGAGATAACACAGCCAAGGAACTAGACGATATCCGCCTTCGCGCCAGAGAGGCGTTCGGCAGTATTGTCCCTGATAGGTCTGAATTGGCCGTCCCTGCTGGCGTTGACCCCGCCATTTGGGACTACATGACCGATGAGGAAAGGGCAAAATTCCGTGACTGATGAGCAGAAATTAATTCTGGAAAAGGCACGGCTGCGCAAGCAGGCGATAGACGCGGCCACCGCTCGTCGCACCGCTGCTGAACGCGAGATGTCAGGCCAGGGCGGTAAGGGCGAGTTTACATCCCGCCTTGACCCTTCCATTGTTGACCGCTTCACATTCCTGCCTGTTGGCAAGAAAGACACGGGTGAGTTTACTGCTGCTATCCCGCAAGCTGGGGTTGATTTTTTGAAAGGCGCTGAGTTGCCAGGGAGAGTTTTGAGTGGGCAGCAAGTAACACAAGATGAGATGCTTGACGCGGCGACAAATGCTTTTATGCCGGGACTGTCTCAGATGTCTATCAAGAAAGGTTTAAGACTGGGTAAGCCGAAGACATCTGCTGCACTAAAAAAAGAGGGCGGGCCTTATTTTGACAGGGCGCGGGAGAGTAGTGCAATTGTTGCGCGTAATTCAGTTAAAAGAAGCGTAGACGAATTAAAGATGGATTTGAACAAGGAGGGGTTTGACCCTGATGTCCATCCAGAGACGGCAAAGGCTTTGCGTGTTCTCGATAGGAAACTTCGTGCCAGCGACAATGGTTTTGACCTTCAAGACTTGATGAATTTTAGGTCTATTGCCGCTACTGCTGCGGAAAAAACCGCGAACAGTAAGATGAGCGATGTCCGGCTTGGGACTATGCTTGTTGCCCACTTTGACGACTTCGTGAACAGGCTTGGCCCAGGCGATTTGCTGGCGGGTAGCCCTGACGCCGCTGGTGCGCTTTTGAAAAAAGGGCGATCTATTTGGACCCAGATGCATAAGACGCGGACGGTCGAGAAGGCCATTGAGGACGCTGCTTTGGCAGCATCGGGATTCGAGAACGGGCTACGCAGTGAGTTTCGTAAGATACTCAAGAATGAAAAGAAAGCTGCGCCATTCACGATGCGAGAGCGCAAGTTAATGAAGGATATTGTTGAAGGCACTATGACGATCAATACCCTCAAGGGATTGAGTAAGTTGGGTGGCGGCGTTGGTTCGCACAACAACTGGCTTGGCGGGTTCCTTAGTAGTTCTGCCGGGGGCGCTATTGGGGGCGGGTTAGGCGGGCCTATTGGCGCTGGCGTGGGGATTGCAGCCCCCCAAATTATTGGTCGCGCTGCGACTGCCCTTGGCAATAAGGCGATGAAGGGGTTAACGGAAGACATTCTGCGCTCAACGTCTGGTGCCGGAATGGTTCCGGGAGGCGTGATTTCGCGTGGGGCCACGCAAGGTACGGCGGCGATGGGCGCATATTCGGCTGGCCGCATGAGCGATATCATTGATGCCGAATTAGAGCGCAAGCAAAGAGAAAAAGCGATTTACCCAACTGGCGACGGATGGATTTAAACCATGGCAGAAATCAACGATCTTGAAGTCACAGACGATGACAACACCGCCCGTTTCCCAGAAGGGATGCTTATTAGTCAGGTCAATAATCAGGCTCGCAAGCTAGAAGGGATCATCGCTCGACACCATAAGGATAATAACGGCACCATCGCTGTTAGTGGTACTAACACCTATACTGCTAGCATTAACGTCGATAGTGGCTTCGCTCTTTATGATGGCTACACAATCGTCGCTGACTTTGCTAACGCAAACACCGGGGCAGCTACGATCAACCTGACGCCTGACGGTGGTTCGGCTCTGGGCGCGAAGGCTATTGTGAAGGGTCAATCGACGGCACTGGCTGGTGGAGAGATTGCCGCTGGTCAGAAGGTTGCGCTGATTTATAACGGCACCGCCTTTCAGATGATGTCGCCTACCGCATCCAACGTCGAGGCGAATGTTGATTATGCGGAAGAGTGGGCGAATAAGGCAGAAGATAGTCTAATTAGCACGGCTGCTGGAGGTGATGGCAGCACAGAATACTCGGCTCGGCACTGGGCGGCTAAGTCGGCAGCGGATGTTGTCTTAACTAACGCCGATGTCGTTTTGACTAACGCCGATGTCGTTAGCACAAATGCCGATGTTGTTTCAACTGGGGCAGACGCAGCGGCGGCATCAGCAAGCGCGGCGGCAGCAGCGGCGAGTGAAGCGGCAGCAGCAGCAGCGGCGCAAGGGTGGGCGGATGTTGTGTCTATCACCGCTGGCACGACGAACATCGAAATTACGGACGCGAACAAGTATTACATCCTCGACGCCAGTGGCGGGTCGATCACGATGAACCTTCCGGCTGTTGGGACCAGCGATGGCCTGACGCTTGCGTTTGAGGTTCTTGACGCATCCAACAGCATCACGATTGCGCGGGACGGCACAGACACGATCAACGGATCGGCGGCAGATTACACCAGCCTTAC